AGTTCACTTATCATTTGATGCTAGGAAGAATGAAGTTGAGATAAAGAAACTACAAAGAGATATTAAAAAAGAAAAAGATCCATTAGAGAAAGAACTTAAGCAAGTAGAGTTAGAGGAAAAATTATATGGTAAAGCACAAATGGAACTTGTTGCTAAACATAGAATGAGAGAAGTTGCTTCTTGGTCTAAACTTAAGAAAGAGTTTCATGATGGTTCTTTTGATGACAGAGATGTGAACACGCACCAAGCTAAGTCATATCTATTAAGATTACAAAATCAAAAAGCAACAATAACTCCTGGCACATCACAACCTGAAGTGTTCAATGTATTAGGACAACTAGAAGCTTTAGAAAAAGGTTTGAGAGAAAACACTTTATCTTTAGACAGTAAGAAAACTAAAAAATTAAAATGAAGTTTGATTTCGTTTATTTAGGTCAGACGGTTTTAAAATACCAGGTCCCCCTGGAAGTATTCGTAGGTCTTAATGAAATCTACGAAAGACAAAAAAAACAATTACCTTCAGCAAACAAACAATTAGTTGGTAAAATTCAAGACGAAGTATCTTTACATTATTCAGGTCCTAACAATGATAAGATGACTCAACATAATTTTTTACCACAAGATATATTAAATTGGTTCATGTCAATTTTTGATCACTACACAAATTGGAACAAGATAGGACCAACAGAAAAATCAATAAACTCTATTTGGGTTAATGAAATGAAAGCCAATGAATATAATCCTGTGCATATTCATCAAGGTAAACTTTATACAGGTTTATCTTCAGTAATGATTATGAAATTACCAAAAGAAACAGGCGTCGAATATTCTGCTCCCGATAAACCTATGAATGGTAGACTACAAATTATTGGTGCAGCTAACGGACAATTTTCTAAAACAGACTATTCACCGAATATGAAGATAGGAGACTTTTATGTTTTTCCTTATGATATGAGACACTGCGTATATCCATTTAACGGAACAAAAGAAAAAAGAAGAACATTAGTTTGTAATGTAGATATTAATTATAATCCTGTGGCTTCAAGAACTGGGTCAGGACAAAACGAATGATACCTAAAATGCCTAGATGGCAATCTTATGTTGCTACAACAACTCAACCTATGTTTACACCAGAACAGTGTAAAATGATTATTAACGCTGGTCATCAATGTGCGCCAGAAGAGGCAAAAGTGGGTGGTGGGACAGATGGTAAACACGATACTAAAAAAAGAGTGACAACAATATCTTGGATACCTTTTGATAAATTACCAGAGATGTACAAAGTTATTGAGAATCAATTATCTATTGTAAACTTAAATCATTTCTATTTTGATGGTGTAAGACTAACAGAGCCTGCACAGTTTACTGTATATCCTAAAAAAGGTTTTTATGATTGGCACATGGATCTTAATGCTTTTGGTCAAGAAGGTCAGAATCCAATTAGAAAAATATCTATGACTTGTTTATTGTCAGATCCATCAGAGTTTACCGGAGGAGATTTATTATTTCAAGAAATGGGTGATCAAAAACCACTGCCCTTGAAACAAGGACAAGCTATATTCTTTGCATCATTTTTAAGACACAAAGTTGCACCTGTTAAAAAAGGTGTTAGAAAATCATTGGTGATGTGGTTTGGAGGACCACCATTTAAATGAGTAAATTACAAAGAAAAATATTATTTCCAACTGCTATTTATTTTAAAGATATTCCAACATCTATAGAGATGAACAAATATCTTATGAAAGAAATAAAAAAATGGCGCAAAGCAGATCCTGAAGGAGAGAAAAAAACTAATTCTGGTTTTGGTTGGCACAGTAAAACAGATATGGATAAGAAAAAAGAATACAAACCTTTAATAGATGAATTATTTAAAATGGCTTATGAGTGCAACAAAGATTTTGGTATTACAGGTAAATTAGGACTTGGTAATATGTGGGCTAATATTAATCCTACCTACAGTTATAACAAAACACATACTCATCCTAACTCGATGTGGTCAGGTGTGTACTATATTAAAGTACCAAAAAATTCAGGCAAGTTATTTTTAGAAGACCCTAGACCCGGACCTAATACATACATGCCTAGAAGAGTAGATAATTTACCAGAACAACTATGGAGAGTATGTGCTTATGAACCATTAGAAGGACGTATGATTTTTTTCCCATCTTGGCTCCCTCATGGTGTTGACATAAATATGAATACAGAAAAAGGCGAAAAAAGCTGGAGAGTATCTGTATCCTATAATTTTATACAAATATGAGTTTTAAAAAGAATAAATATCAAGTTATACGTGGCGCTATATCAAAAGAGGTAGCAGATATTGCTTATAGGTATTTACAAATATCAGCAGACGCAGATAACTGGATGTTAAACAATGGTGTAACTCATGTTGGTAATAAACTTGTAGGTAATTTCAACGACCCGCAAGTTCCAAACTCTTATGCTAAATATGGTGATAGGTTAATGGAAACATTACTAGTTAAAACCATAGATGTGATGCAGAAGAAAACAGGACTTAAATTAGTACCAACGTACGCATACACAAGACTTTATAGAAAAGGTAATATTCTTAGAAGACATAAAGATAGACCTAGCTGTGAGATATCAACTACACTAAACCTAGGTGGAGATGCATGGCCTATATTTATCGATCCTACGGGGTCTGACAACGTCATAGACGAGTATAAATCCCTACATAAGCCCGGAGCACCCAAAGGCGTAAAAGTAGACCTAAAACCAGGTGATATGCTTATTTACTCTGGCTGTGAATTAGAGCATTGGAGAGAGCCTTTTGAAGGTAAGCTATGTGGTCAAGTATTTCTACACTATAATCATGCAGATGGAAGGTTTGCAAAAACAAATTTGTATGATAAAAGACCTATATTGGGCATACCCAAATAACGTTGAACATCAACGCAATCTAATATAATCTGGAGATCTATGTTACAAAAGGTTAACTTTGCACCTGGAATCAATAAACAAATCACTGCTACAGCCGCAGAAGGTCAGTGGATAGACTGTGATAATGTTCGTTTCAGATATTTATTTCCTGAAAAAATAGGTGGTTGGAAACAACTTGGAGCTGATAATATTACTGGAGCTGTTAGAGCTTTACATCAATTTACTAACAGTGCAGGTCGAAAGTATTCTATTATAGGATCAAACAGAATTTTATACGCTTACTCAGGTGGCGTGTTCTATGATATACACCCAATTAAATCTACAAACACACTTACTAATGCATTTAGCACGACTAACGGATCAACAACTGTTACTATAAATTTTTCTACAGATCACGGTATTACGGCAGGAGACATAGTATTATTAGATAACTTTTCAACTGCTACAGATTCAAATTACGCAGCAGCTAATTTTGATGACATAAGATTTATGGTTACAACCGTGCCATCGTCAAACACAATTACAATAACAATGCCTTCATCAGAATCAGGTTCCGGAGCTTCAGAGTCTGGTGGTATTAGAGTTCAACATTATTATAGAGTAGGACCAGATGTACAGACACAAGGATTTGGTTGGTCTCTTGGATCTTGGGGTGGACAAGAAGTAGGAGCTTTTACTACAGTTTTATCTTCCGACATATCTTCGTCCTCTACAAGTATAACATTAAACGATGCTTCACAGTTTCCTTCATCTGGTACAAACTTTGTGCAGATAGGAACAGAAGAAATATCTTACACAGGTATATCTACAAACACACTTACAGGTGTAACAAGAGCTGTTAGAAACACGACAGCTGCATCACACTCTGCTGGTGATACAGTTACAAATACATCTAGCTTCGTAGCTTGGGGTGAGGCAGCATCAGGAGATTTAATTGTAGATCCTGGTATGTGGTCTATTGATAACTTTGGTGATAAAGCAATTTGTTTAATCGTGGATGGTGAAGTATTTGAATGGAATTCTGCAGCAACAGATGCAACAAACTCTAGAGCAACAATTATATCTGGTGCACCAACTGCATCAAGACACATGCTCGTATCTACACCGGATAGACACTTAGTATTCTTTGGTACAGAAACAACGATTGGTACAAAGTCTACACAAGATGATATGTTTATTAGATTCTCAGACCAAGAGGATATCAACACGTACACACCTACAGCAACCAATACAGCTGGTACACAAAGACTGGCCGACGGATCACGGATCATGGGAGCTATTAGAGGTAGAGACTCTATTTATGTTTATACAGATACAGCATTATTCTTAATGCGTTTTGTGGGTCAGCCTTTTACATTTGCTTTCGTACAAGCAGGAACTAACTGTGGATTAGTAGGAAAGAATGCAGTCGTTGAAGTGGACGGAGCTGCATATTGGTTTTCAGAA